GTTTGATTTTCCCATACATTAACATACTTATCTCCACTTCCTTCTTCTATCCACAAGTTATATGGAGTATCTCCTGGTGTGAAACTTGCAACTTCCCCCTGCACTATTGTTTTCTCGGGGAAATTAAATGTGCCTATTATATGCCCTGTTGTTAATTCTATCATTCTTGTTTTTCCTGCAGGAACATCTTGTTTAATAGGCATATTAGCCATAGCATAAAACTTTCCAATTTCAACTACTTCTTTCATACTCAAATTTTGTTCTTCTTTAATATCTTTAACTATCTGTTTATAATACCTTCTTACTTCCCTAATTCCTTTAACTGTTATTTTCATTTTAATCACTGAAATTGAATGATATTGGTAAAGTTTTAGTTTGAATAATTTTTCCGCCAATGCTATCAGGTGTGCTTCTTGTTCTTTCAAATCTTAAATTATAAAGTCCATTTTTTGTTAATCCAGATGCTCCATCCCAATTCTTTGCTAATAAAAGCACTCTTTGGATATTTCCTATTATTGCATCGCATTGTGCTGCGGAAGTATGAAATGCAGTAATTTCAAAATTAACATCACCTTCATATGTTGTTCCACTACCCAAACCAACAGGAGTAAATTCTCTCTCAGGCGGGCGTATAGCAACAAAAGGATAACCCAAGAATGTTCTGCGTTCTATAATTGGAAAAGTAGATGTAATATCGTTTTGTAATCCTGAAATATTACCGCTTAAAGCGTAATAAATAACCTTCCACGCTTCTGTATAAAAACTTCCACTATCGATTGCCATTTCCCTCACATCAGGACTTGCCTATCTCACATCAATAGGACTTATGAATTTGCTACTCCATATCTTCCTGGAATAGCCACACCCAAAGCATTAATTTCATTTTTAACTTCTTCAATATATAAATCTCTTTGGGATTTAATATTAGCTACAGCAAAATCATCATTACCATAACCAATCATTGTTGAACAAATTAATGCAGCAGTTTTATATGTAACCACTGGAGTATAAATATCCTCAACTATTGGACTACCGATTGTAACTCCCAAATAATTACTAAGGCTCAATCTTGCTAAATTAACTTGCATAACTATTTCACTGCCTGTAATTGAACTTGGCAGAAAACTAATCATGCTCCCTACATTCTGTGCGATATTATCAAATGATACCATTTTATATTAAAATAACAATATCCCGCTATTATTAATTTTTCCTTTCTTATTAAATTTTGGTGTAGTAAGACTCAAATCTTTTTTAAATAGTTTTTGGAACGCAATACAAAATGCTGAACCGAATGCTATCGCCGATGCCAGTAAAGTCTGTAATATAACATTTCCACATTCTTCAGGAATTGATAATCTTCCTAAATTAGCCGCCATTCCTGATGTAAACGTTACAGCAAAGGTATAAAATGCGTTTATTAAGCATCTTTTTAATTTTATTTCTGTTTCTTTATCCATATTATCGCCTATTTTTATGTTTATTTGCTTCAATAGCCCTATGCTGTGCCATTGCTTGTTTTTTAGTGGGAAATTTGTGTATAATTTTTCCTTTATCTTTTCCATGACAATGCACAGTTGCCCATCCGCCTGCTACTTTTTTTACTACCATTTTATTCACTACTTTTTCGCTCCATCTCTATATACTTGCATTGAACCACCTAATATTACAAAAGGGTTATTTGATATGGGTTTTGAACTTTTTCCACCTGAAGTATGAATTGTATTAGGGTCCCAACTACATCTTACATCTGCCAATGTCCAATATATATTTGTTGGTTCTTGTCTATTAAAAACTAAGTGGTCAATATCCGATATAGCCCATCCAAACCAATCATCATTATTTTTAATATCTCCAATATACCATACTCCAGAATCATAATCATAAACTTTTAATTGATGCTGTTTAGGTGTTAAAAATACATATTGTAGATGATACCATCTTTGTGGTGCTACATGTATTTCTGGGGTAAATACGACAGCATTAAATCCATCTGGGAACAGCATTAATGAAAAATTATCAGCACCACCTTGGTCAATTTCTGCAACAAGAGAACCGTTTGCCGCATAATATTTAAAAACATGCTGGTATCCTGCAGATTGACTTCCCACCATCCAATCCATATCAACCCATTTAGAACCTCCTTCTATAGAAACTGGTGCGGGTGTTAATCTAACTCCCTGCCCTTCACTGGCTTCAGCTCCAATATGGACTTCAAGAGCGTTATGAGTTACTCCACTGTATGTTGCTGAAACTACTTTTGCATAATCTGTAGATTGCCAATTAACAAGTTCCCACTCATTTAAATTATCATAAGTATTTGGGTCAAAATCAATTCCTGAGGGATGCCAATCAAAATCGTAAAGAGAGCCTACTGTAGTTTCTCCTGCATCTATTAATCTAACACCATCCCTTATGACAACCATAAGTTATACCCCTTTTACTGTAGCAAGTATTGTTACTAAGCAACCACTTTCATTAACAGCTTGACATTGTATATGATCTGCTGATGAACCTATTACATTGTCCAATATAAATACTAAACCTGATGTTCCTGCCATTGAACCATTATATAATAATACATTATACACTGAACCCAAACTACTTATTTGTTTTACATTAACCAAATCATTTGAAACACTGCTTCCTACATAATTAAAAGCCACTTGTCCAAGTTGCCAATTATATGGAATAGGAGAACCTATCAGAGTAACTAAACTGCCAGAACCTATAGTTGAAAATGTAGTTACAGGGGATGATGGTTTAGTTAAAACCCTTCCTGATGTATCAATTATTGCTTCATTAATACTCCCCGCATCATAACCATGTATAAATTCTATTCCCATCTTTTCACCTAATTATTACTTTCCAAATTAAAAATAAAGGGATAACCCCTTAATAGTTTTAAGCCTTGCCTGAACCAATAGCCAATTCAATACCTACTGAAAGGTCTTTAATAATATTCCCTGAAACAGCATCAGCCGCTAACTGGTCTAATCCATCATTCATTGAATTTGCCATTTTTTCACCTAAAAATAATTTAAAAGGGGTTTCCCCCAATTAAATTTATGTTGTTATTTTTGCTATTGCTTTTGTTCTAAGAGCGCTGCAAGCAATTCTTTGTGATATAACTGCACCACTCATGTCGTGAAGCACATCATCATATCCTTCAATTGTTACAGGTCTTTTTTCTGCAATAACAAATGCTTGATTTCTATCTATTACATACGCATATGATGATGTGATTAAACTTCCACTTATTTTCCAACATCTCATCCCATATATCGTTCCTAAATATCCTTTTTCAAGCATTTCTCTTGAACCTAATTTGTCTGCTTCAACGAATGTATCTATATTCCTCATATCATTAGCAATTTCTGGTCCAAATAAGAAGTCAGTTGCTTCATAATCATTATCTTCAAGATATTGCATTGCTCTTGTTATATTTGCTATTGTTATAGCGCTTGACCCTGATACGGTATTTGCTGCACTATCAAGTGCATTTGAGATTATCAATGCTGTTTCATTTTCAGCAATTTCTTTTCCTGCTGTCTTTATATTGTGTTCAAGAAGTGGAAACTTTCCATCTTCTATCATTTCTCTTGTTATTTTAGGTGCTACACCATATTTCTTTGGTTTCATATTAAAAGAAGTGTATTCTTCTGTCCTTATAATAAATGGTGCTCCTTCTGATACAAGACTAACAGCCATAGAATCTGCTGTAACGAGGTCAACATCTATTGAACTTCCAGGTATATCTTTCGGCCCAAAATATATAGCCGCCAATTCTCTTGATATCTTTGCTTTTTCTACTGCATCCCAAAGAGTATCATAAATTGTTTTAACTATAAGTTTAGAGCCTTCAGTTCCTGTATCTGTTGTTATTAATTCCCTAATTGTTTCTGGCATTTTTATCACCCTTAAACGTGAAGATTTACTACAGCGTAACCTAATGCTGCGCCATTAGTAAATGCTCTCCCTATTGGTATTTTAGTTCCGCTTGCATTTGCAAAACATCCAATTATACAATTATCATATCCTGCTGAGGATACTAATTGCCCGCCTGATACTACAGATGAACCTACAGGCAATATTACGAATCCATCTGTTAATACAGTAACTGCATTTCCAGATGTAGTTGTATTTAATGCCACCCCCACACAGTTTTCAGCGCTATCGCACACATCTACGGTTATATCATCCCAAGTATATGTTGAAAGTCTTGAACCAATTGTGCCATTTTCACTGAATTTCAAAAGTTGTCCTCCTGAAATTGTTGCATTTGCCTTACAAGCAAATGTTTTTAGACAGTTATTATCTGTCAATAATAATAGTTGGTCATATGCCATTAGTATTCCCTCCAAATTGTAAGTTTTCCGTTGACTCTTTCAGTTATAAGTTTTCCTTCTTTTTCTTGAACCTGTGGAACTTCAGATTTAGGAGAAACTTTTTCCTCTTCTTCCTCTTTATCAGATTCTTCTTCTGATTCCTCTTCTTCCTCTTTATCAGATTCCTCTTTTTCTTTTTTGTCTTCTTCGTTTTGTTCTATCAACTTAGTAACTTTTGAAAGTAGTTCTTCGGTTTTTTTTGCTAAATCCTCAAATTTAGCAACTTTTTCTTTAAGTTCTTTTACTTCTTCAGTTTCCATCTTAATCTCCTCATTAGATTTTTGAATATCAAATTTTTCGGCGAGTGTTCTTAATATTGTCGCATCACTATCTCCCGGAATTGCGCATAAAGATAATTCAACAAATTCAATTCCTTTTACAATAAAATTACCTTCAGCATCTTCTTCAACTTCTTCAGCCAAAGCGCCGATAGATACATTTTTTAATCTACCATCTTTAACCATTTCTTTTGTATGTTCGTCCATAATCTCTGCTCTAAATGGAATATTTTTTCTTTCTGTATTATAACTTCCTTCTCTAACTATTCCAACAATATTATCGACTTTGTTTTCATGGTCTTTCAAAAGTGGTTTCCCGATGAGAGTATGTGCTGCTTTTTCAAGTTCTTCGCCTAAATATTTTCTCTTATTTCTTGTTACAGTTTCGTTAATTGCTATACCTTCAATGAAAAGTCTTGGCTTTTCATTTTCTTGTATAGCTTCTGTAACGGAAATAGGAACAGTATAGTTTAACTTTTCGTTAAACAGTTTCATTTCAATTTAAAGGTAAAAGAACCCCTTTAAATAGTTAATCATTTTATAGATATATATTCCTCGTGCTTTCTTTCTCTATAAATTTGCGAATTATTCCCATTAGCAGTCCTTTCTATTCCCTGCAATGGATGTTTAAGTATATCTTTATTAGTAATACCTTGTAAATTAGCATTAGGAGTATCTATTTTTTTAATATCTTCTTTTGCTAATCTTTTAGAATTGGAAACAGAACAATCATGTATAGTATCACAATCCATACTATGATAATACACATCTCTCCCACAATTAGGGCATTTCATTTTTGGCATTTTGTTCCTCTTTAATTATTCTCTGCATTATATCGTGATATTTTTGTTTTATATATATTATACAGTCCCCACAAAGCCATTGTCCATTAAAATTACAAATAATATAACCATTATTTGCTTTATGTCCACATCTCTCACATTGGGGGCTATCCATTAATAACACCTTGGTATACTTTCATTTCTTATATAATCATCTTCGATTTCTTTATCCTGTTGTGGATAATCTGATTTAGTTTTCTTTTGATTACCCGGTTTAATAGTTCCACCCATATCCATATTTTTATCAGGCAGGTTAGGATTCTTAAAATCATTAGGTGCTCCAAATGAAGATGTTGGTTGTAAATCTTCTTCACTTACCTTACCTTCAAATTGTAGAATTGCTCTAAGTTTATTTTCTGCATCTACCTTTGTTTTTGAACTTGCTGGTGTCCTTAAAACATTCATATAATTATTAAGTTTTAATGTTTCTGTTTCATAATCAAATTCTCCAAATTCCAATTCTGGAAGAGAATTAATTTTACTCCAAGTAGTTAATCCTTTATTAACTATGTATGGCTGTAAAATTTTGTTTTCCCACACGCGCTCAAATGCCTCATTATAAGAACGAATATGTTTTTCAAATGCTTTAAATTGGACTCTTGCTAATCCTTCAGGAATATTAGTTCTACCAAGCAAAGCGAGAGGAACTTGTAATCCATATATTATAGTATTTTCACTCATTTCAACAAATGGGCGAATATCAATAAATTTACCTTCTATTCCTACAACATTTATTTTTGTTAAGTGATTAGTTATAAAATCATTAGCATTACTTAAATTTTCTATATCAGATGTCATTTTTTGAATATCTGTTTCTGTTGCGGGATATTCATCAGAACCCATCTGAACGTGCAGGAAAGCATTTAATTTCTTTCCAAGCATTTGAAAAACATCTTTCTCAAATTTAAGTTTTTGAGTTAAAGCATTCATAATCGGTTTTAATACAGAAGTTCCATAAGGATTATCGTCTATTTGATTAAAAACAAACATAATTATTTCATCTGACTTAAATTCTATTGGTTCTTTACTTTTAGAGATCACTTGTTTATATCCTGTAATTACCCCATGAATATCTCTTACTACATACATAAATCTTGGGTCAAGAACTTTAAATGCTGTTTCTCCTACTTTTTCGAGGAAGGCACAACCAAATATTAATCCATGTCTACATATTGCTTTTCTTAATATTTCAAATTCTATTTTATTGTGATATTTATATGCTTCATCAATTACTTTTTGATTATCAGAAAGAATTGTAACTGGGATACTTGTTGCAAAATCAACAGTTGTTTCAATAGAACCATGCACAATAGGAACATTAGTATATATATCGTGCAATAAATCAAAATCTTCAGGATGCTTAACCCCCCATTTTTTATTATAATAAGAATTATCTTCTTTAGAATCTATTAATGATTTAACAGTAGGTCTATTAAAACCTTTTAACCCTACAAAAAATTCTTTTACTTCTTTCGGTGAAAAAAAGGATTTTATACTATTGGTGATACCCATCGTGAGTATAACATTGATGATGAACTACAAACTATATTTAATAATTAATTAAACCTCTTTTTAAACTTTTCTTTATATTATAGCGCCACCCCAATAGATTGCCTTTGTTTTAAAACAAGGGGAAGCAGCAAGTGCTAAAGCCCATACAATATCATCATGCTTTCCTATCCTATGTCTATAAAAAATATTATTTGACATTTGTGTTACTACTCTCATTAAATTATGGAGTTGTTCAATATATTCATCTGTTTTTGGAAGTAATATCCTTTTCTGTTCCATCATTGTTTTAAGCCCAATAATCATTTCTTCTTTTGTAGAAACTGAAAAATTAACAGGTATAACACGAGTAGTTATTTGTTTTATATCTTCTGTTAATTTGACCCCCACGCCTGTTGAATCTATTAAAACTTTGTGGGGCGCATATTCTTTAATTAATTCTTCAATACCTATAATCCCTTTTTCTCTATCCCCATGTAATTGGATTTGATATTCTGTTTTATTGTAAATTACTGTTTTCCTTACAATAGCTATATCTTTTATTTTTTCAATAATTATAACAACAGTGGCATCCCTAATCTTACCAAAGTCAATACCCATATAAATAGTGCCACCTATTGGTTTTTCGCTAATATTTTCTTCCATACAGGAAAATATTAATTCATATGGAAAGAAAGATACTGCTTCATCAATAAATTCACAGCAATATTCCTGCCTAAATGTTATTTCGTCTATAGACTTTTTAATAATATTTATATCTAAATCAGGACATTCTGTATAAGGAATGATATGCTTACTCCAAGCATTTTCCTTATCTTCCATAAAAAAATGATAATACTTATTTAGTTTTCCGTTAGGTGTTGATATAATAGTTATATTTCCGCCTCTGCTAACACTTGGAAATATAGCCATAACCATTTTCTCATCATGTTCAAAGAAAGCAAATTCATCAAGATATAAGTCCGTAGCGCAAAAACCCCTAACTGTATCGGGATTATTAGGTAATGAGTAAATTTTAGAACCATTAAGAAAACCTATACATTTTTGAGTATCTATTTCTAATGATATTTTATTTCTTAAAGTAGGCAGTAAAGAATCTATCCATTGATGGCAATAATTTATAATATTATGAGAACCGCGCTCAGAACTGCTAATTATAAGAATTAAGCGGTTAGAGAATAGCAAACTGCGTAAGACGGCTTCGCCCGCAATAATAAAGGATATACCTATCTGCCTACTTTTATTTAAAATCCTGAATCTGCTTGTATCATTCAGTAATTTCACTTGGTAGGGATATAATTTTGTTGGCTTTCCGTTCAACCTTGTTATCCTTGTTAATATCTGCGCATAATCCATATGGGTCCTCTTTTATTGCATCTAAAATACTCTTTGATAAATCATCTTTATCTTTTAAATGGATTAATATATCTTTAATTTCACGTAAAGTATCAAGTTTAATAGACATTAATTTTTCAAGTTCTGTGGAATTTTTGGGGAGAAGATTAGTTAAGTCTATATCTGCTGTGCTTGTCCTATTTAATAGTAAATTAACTAATTTAA